TTTAATATATAAATCTCTTACAACTTGAAATTTTAATAAATTAAGCCCGTCCTCAGTTAATACTGTATTGTCGGGTAATAGATCAGGTTTATTAGTTTGAACATCTAGTAAGCTTATAATAGCTTCCTGTTTGCTTGTTGCTTCTTTCATTTTAAATTCCATTTCTTGATTGTTTTGAGGGTTTTTACACCCCCTGATTATTATCTAGACTCTTTTGTTATTACCTTAACTTCTTTCCCTGTTTCCATTATTCTTAGGAGTTCCTTTGTTAGTTGATTGTGGTCTTCCTCTCTATAAATGTAACCTGTTGGGTCTTCTCCGTATTGTATTTCTACAATCATTGATTTTGTGTAATTTGTTATTTTTATCATTTCTTGATTGTTTTGTGAGTGATAGCTCCTTTGTAGGTGGGTGGTGGCTGTTACCCTTTCTTTACAGAACAAAGATACAAAAAATAAATGATATAAACAAACTTATAAACACTTATTATTAAATAAGTATATATACACCTAAGACAAACTTTATAGCCTGTCTAGTGTATAGGTATTAAAAAAGAAAGAAAGTGTCTTAAATCGTAAAGGGGTGCTACTATAAAGGCATTAACAGGTTGATTGGTAAAGTTCCGTTATTCAATACAACTGAACAACCGATTGCTTGTTTCTTAAAGTTGCGAGCATAAGCTGCGGCATATGTAGAGCTGTCTACACCACATCCAACTTGCATTCCAAAGACTTTAAATCGTTTTCCAACGAACCATTGAACATAAGCTAAGGTATGAGTGTGACCACAGACTGAAGACATCAGATTGTTCTTAGCCTTAGCTGCTGCTTGACCACCCTCTCCATGTTCATAAAGTACGTCATCATATATAACAGAATCAGTCCAATTCCAATTAGGAGTTCCTAATACTTCATTATAAGAACGAATCCAAGCAGCAGGAATACCTCCTGACATTGCCTTACGACTAGCCATTCGGTCGTGGTTTCCTATCATTACAGATATTCCATTAGGTACAGTAGAATCGTTAAAAGCTTCATACCATTTTTGAATTTTCTTAATAGCTGTTTCTAATTCTAAACCTGAAGACATTCCATCAGGATCAGGTTCGTGATATGAGAATCCGTGTGCATCAATAATATCTCCTATAAAAATAACTTGGTTACAATTATGTATTTTATATTGATCTTTACACCATTCTAGATAGCCGTCTAAACAGAAAGGTTCGTGAAGGTCACCAATGACTAGAATGTTTCTAACCTCTGACTTCCTCATTTCCTGAATGACTGCTATCTCGTTTGGCTTTAATCTGTATCTGTTATTTTTTACTAACATCCGCAATTCCTTGTCCTACTACAAGAGCTGATATACTTAATAAGATGTTTTTAACTTCTTCAGGGTTTAATCCAAATTTCTCACTCAATACGCTTGTTAAGATACCGACAACTGTGTACCAAAATTTACGAGAGGAAAACATTTTAACGATAATTCCATTTACATATTTTTCTAAAAACTTTTTCATAATTATTTATTTTTGATTATTAAGTTAATATTTGTGCCGCCTAAATTAAGTATTTCTTTGATTAATAAGTCCATAGCTAATACAGAGTTACTAACAAAGTCCTGTTGGCTTCCTAGTCCTACTAGAATGCAGCCCTCTGTATCTTTTGGATAATTTCCGCGATGAAATAATATATAAGAACGATCAGGAACATCTTGAACTAATAGATGTAAATAATCTCTTGTAGCTGATTCTCTTGGAAGTCTAATCCTAACTTCATACTCCCCTTCAGGAATACAGCTTATGTTTCTTTGATTATCTATCCAAGGGTTTTCAAGAGTGTCACACATCCGCTCTCCATTTAAAAACAATTCACCAAGTACAGAGAGTTTACTAAAAGTATCTCTAATTAGTAAAAGGTTAATTTTTTTTTTCTTCTTCAAATTTTATAAATTTATAGACTGTGTATGAAATCGCTAACACTAAACTGACTAATGTAAGTAATTCGTTACACTCTGTAATGCTAAAAGCTATTGCTGTACTATTTGCTAGTCCTACTTGTAGGCCGTCTTGTACTTCTTTCATTTGTTTTAGGTTTTTTATCCAAGTAGGATTTAAGCTTTGTTATATTAATTTGTTTTGGCTTGTAGTGTTTCTTCATTATATGTGTAATCCATTAAAGTAAGCGTTTTTGGAAGGGTTTACGTCTGATCCTGTGTTGGTAGAGTATTCAGGAAAGCTTGACTCATTGTTACAGATATAACTAATCATTCTTTCGGTGTAGTATTCTGCTGTATTTCTGATTTCTTCCCGAAAATGTTGAGCCTCTTCTGTACTAAGTGCATTACCCGTTTCGCTAGTTTTGGAATAGATGTTTCCATTCTCAACTTTAAAACGTAAAAAAGGTACTAATAAATATAGACCCCAATTTGGAAGCATATCCCCAATGTAGTCATCAAGTAAAGTTTTGTAAGCTTCATTTCCTACATTTCCAACTGTTCCTGCTATAATTAAATCTTTTAGCTTTTGAGTTAAATCTGTTCCTAACTTAGTTTCCACATAGACTTTCTGTGCTTGTCTAGTATAAGGTAGCAATATCTCAACATCTACATTCAAATTGATTGCTGTAGAGTCTTTTAATTTAGCTTCTGATATGAATAATACATAGCTCATTTTATACGTTTTTATATTTAGCGATTAACTCAGGATTTACAAATCCATGATTTGGCATATCGTGTGGTGCTACTGAAACTTCTTTGGCATTTCTAGGTAATTTTACTCCTCTACTTTTAGCTTCAGTTGATGTAATTACTTTATCTGAATTAGATGGTCTATCTCCTTCTTGAACTAGTATAATTCTGTACCACGCATGTTTGCAGAGAGCCCCGCCCTTCCATTTCCAAATTGAATAAGTATTAGCCCCACCCTCTCCCCATCCCGGGTTTACTGATTTTGTTCCCATTTCTATAATATCTTCTTTTCGGTATATCTTATTTGCATTTGTCATTTTTTTACAAAACTCTCGCTCTCCTGTTCTACTTCCTACATATCTGTATCTTACTCTATAAATATCATCTACATAATCAGTTTGCTTACTTCTTTGGTCTTGCCCTGACTTTCTATTTGGATAACCTGAACCCGTACTTGCAAAATTAAAATGATTTGCATTTAGTTCTCTTTCAAAATCAAAATCTGAAAGTTCATCATCAGCATTTTCTTCACTTAATATTTCATATCCTTTAGGTATATATTCCCCAAACTTATCTATAAAAGAATCTAGTTCTGTTTTTTCATTTGACAAGTCTGTACTTTCTTCTTCTGTTTGTTCACCATTCAAATCAGGTAAACCAAGTTCCTCTCTTATTTCATCTGTCGTCATTACTCCTCTAATAGTTGCCGAGTCAAACTGAATAGTAATTGGTTTCAATTGAATAAATGAAACAGGTAAGTCTATTTGATTAACTGAAAATATTTTTTGTAGTGTATCTAAGATGTTTAATTGGAAAGGTCTTATGACTGTATTTTGGTAGAAATTTGCTGCATTCAAAAGTTCGTCAGCATTACTTGAAAAACCATTGCCTGAATCTATCCCTAAAAGTGTCTTAGAGGTTACTCTATGCCCTGTTAAAATATTTTGAACCAAAAGGGTTTGAAGCGTTAAGTATTGGTCGGATAGGTCAGATGTATTTAGAGGGTGAACTTCAGGAGCTCTTGTTTTGTCATCTGAAAAACTTAATAAGAATTTACCTGCATTACTTGCTGATGTGAACTTATTAGTTATATCTCTTTCTATTTGGTTTCTTTCTTCTTCCAAAGGGATTCCATTATTAAATGAGAACATATAAGAACCCGAAAAAGAATTGTTGATATTATTTAAGTGGAACTCTGAAACTTTAGCGTCAATCAAAGCCCAATTGTTTGCGGCTATATAATCAGGAGTGTAATAGATGTCCATATTTGGACTATAAGAACCTGTATATATTAATTGACTAGTTGATGTTCTATCGTTTGTATTAAAGGCATCTACAGGGTAGGGTTTGTTTGCCCTTACATTTCCCCAATCGGCACTTATAAAATACGTATCAATTTTTCCAAACTCATTCGGTCTACCTGCTCTAACTCTTTCAACGGGAACGTGATATACTTCAGCAATTTCAGTTCGTTCTCTATTCCAAATAATATGTAAAGCATAAGCTCCCTGAAGTTTAAAGTCAAAGGCTACCTTTTTTATTATTTGATGTAAAGTTTCATTACTATTTGCATTCCTTAAAAACTTTTTAAGCTTAACATAAGTTTCTAAATTGTTGTCATCTTCATCAACCACTAAGTCCTCGCCTGCGATCATTTCTGCTGTAGAATTAATAATTGCTGAATGTGTAGAACTTGAATAGTAAAGGTCAATTAAAAAATTAGGATATTGATTTTTCCATAACCCATCTTCATCAGAATATTCAATGTAATCCCTACCTCTAACTTCTTGAACTTTTGGTGCTGTTGATGTTCCTAAATTTATCGAAAGTAAATTATTCATATTATATGTTTGCTAAATAGTTGTTTATATTAGAGCTTAGATCTGAACTTGTTGAAGTGTATATTTGTGTTTCAAAAATTATTCCACCATAAGGACTTAAATTAACTGCTCTTACTCCCATTGAATCAATGTCAAATGTTCCTGTTAAGGTTTCTGTATCGTTTTGTAAAACTCCATTATGATATAATTCTATAAGTCCACTTGAATTTCTTGTGATAAGAATATAGTCATCCCCCCAATTTGAACCACTATTTAATGCAAAATTAACAGAAACGCCATCTATTTTTAATCTTAGTATTGATGTGCTAAATAATTTAAGAAATTCACTTGTAGTATTATTATCTCCAATAATAGTTCCCCCAAAATCTGTAGGGTAAAATCTAATACCTATACTAAATTCTCCACTGATAGAAATTTGAGTTGAACCTACTTCATTTAAAAATAAATTTTGGTCATTTGTTTTATCAAAAGTTAAAGAACCCGTAATTGAATTATAAGTAGGTCTTTCTACAATTGTTGTTTGAGCTAAATTATAGTCATTATTACTAGAATCTGTCCAATTAGTAATACTTCCTGAACTTTCTGTTACACCAACTTTATTTTTCCACCAAGCAAGTAGAGTACTATCATTAATAGGATTAAAACCCCCAACTCCGTTAGAGGACGATAAACTTAATGATTGTTTTAATGCTAACATTATATAACTTGGTCGTAGTAACAAATAGCCAAACCACTAGTCAAAGTTATTGCTGTTACGTTAAGAAATAAAGTAGTTCCTGCTGCCATAGTCGTATGAAGACTAGAAGCTGCACTTCCTGTTCCTGTTTGGATATTAGACGCTGTTATTGATGCTATCACACTTTCTGTTACAAAGTGGACTGCATAGTAGTCTTTTGATGACATTGCTGTAGTAGTGATAACATCACATCTGTTTTTTCCTAATTGCTCTGTTAAGAGCTGTTGTACGTTTTCTATTGCCATAATTTTATTTTATTTATTGTCCGTAATATATTGTATTTATTCCTTCTGTTGTTTCGTGTTGATTGTATTGTACCTGCTCTGTTCCTGCTTTCTCTGTTAAGTTTAAAATACCCTTAGTTACTATTCCCTGAACTACTCCATTGCTATCATTAACAGGAAGCACATCTGTTTCTTTAATAGGCGCTCTTCCAAAAGCCACTGCAACCAAACCTATCCAACTTACTTCATACACTTCATACTTCCAATGTCCTGAAGGCAAAAGATTAATCCCCGAAAATACATCAGGAATTGATAAATAAGTGAATTTCATTTCTGTGTACCTATCGTTCAAAACAATTTCAGGGTACGAGTAATCTATAGAACCATCAAGGTCATTTATAAATTTAACTAAAAATCTTATATTTGATTTGGCTACTGAAGTATCTATCCTATTATCCTCTGTGCAAATTTCAGCTGTTATATTAGTTTCTGTATATCCTTGTATCATACTATATAATAGAAAACTCTCTGTTTTATTTGGTTCTGAACTGTTTTAAAAGAAAAAGGGCAGCAATTAAGCCACCCTTTTAAGATTATAAGAAAACAGATAAGAAAATTATGATATAACTATTGTTCCTACTTCAAACCCTGCATTTGTGAAAGGCCCTGTTGCTATCGGATAGTCAGCTACCATTGGAAAAGGAGATGCCTCCATTCCGTCAAAAGTAAGAGTATATCCTCCTCTATCTCCCCAAGCTGCACCTGAATCCATAGTCCCTGCATTAAGTTCCATTCCATTAGTAACACCTAAAGCAACTATCACGTCAGTTCCTGACGGTAATGTAGCGTTAAGCTGTGCGAAACAAACTAGCTTTGACGCTCCTAAAAGTTTGATTTGATTTTGGTCTTCTTTTGTAAGTCTGTTAAGAATTACACTTAAAGAAGGCGTATAGTAAATAGTCCCGTTCTCACGACTACCTACGATTGTATCTGTAAGACTAGCTACACCTAAAGGCATAGTGTATCTATAAAGAGTATGTTGTACTCCTCCAACAAGCATATCTATGTCAGTTACTTCTCCTGCTGTAACAACTATTCCTGCTGTTTCTATTGGTGCTTCAAATTGGTCGTAAACTCCGAAATAAACGAATTTTATTCCTCCACTAATTCTATTACAGTCAAGTCCCCTACCTTTTGTTAATATACCACAAGCCATTTTATTTTATTTTTTAGGTTAAGGGAGTGAAGGGTTTTACCCCCTCACTTCCGTTTATTTATTTATTAAGACTGTCTTACGATATCAGCTGCTGTTCCTGTTTGTACACCTGCTGAGTAACGAGCTACCATTCTAATATTATCACTTCCGTCCAAAGTAGCCATATCCATCAAATTGATTCTAGTTGCATCACTTAAAAGGTCAGTTCCAAAGAATAAGTTAGATTTTTGAGCTACTACTAATTGATTCTCTTCCATCCCATTACAAACTGCGATTTTGTACCCTTCAAACATTGGCACGTAATCTCCATTCATATTGTAAGCATTTACATATCCTAAAGTAGATACTGCTGAAATGTAGTATTGGTAAGTTCTTTGACTCATATAAATATGTAAGTCTTCTTTACCTAAAGTTGTTGTAGGAATTGCAGCTACCGCTGACTGTAAGTTAACAATAATGTTAACTGCCGTATAAGGTATTGCCGCACCATCTTGTACAACTGTTCCTGAAGGGTCTACTCCCGGCAATAAAAGTCCTGTTACATTTCCTAAGAAGCCATTGAATTGTCCTGCTACATTTGTTCCACTCCATATAGAGTTCTCAGTTGCTTCAGCTATAATTTCTCCCATATAAGAGATAACGTAATCATCAAAAGATGCAGGTGGTGGTGCGCCTGCTCCTGCTCTCATTTGTAACGCTTCCCAAGAAGAAAGTAAAGTTTCTTTGCAAATATCCATATTTACTTGTAAGTTTTTAGGCTCTAATACTTTTTCAGTTAAAGCTAAAGTTCCTGCTGCTGTAAAGTCGCAAGTAGCGTCTACTACAGAATTTACTGTTTGATTAAGAGCTTGGATGTTACTCTTATATTTAATGTTCTCTATCATTGTTAGATAGTCTAACGAGTTTGATGCTTTTAAAGCTGCTGAGATGTAGAATCCTGCTGCCTTACCTGCAAAGTTTGAAGCTACTGTAATTGCCATAGTTTTGTTTTTTTAAATTATTGTTTATTATTTATTTAGGTTATATAAGAACCTTTCTTTATTATTCATTCTTCTTAAATCTTGTGCAGTTGGTGTTGCTCTTTCTGAACTAAATTTATTTGTGTCTAAAGGTGCTGATGCAGGCTTTGAAGATAATTCTGCTTTAAGTTTAACATTTTCTTTTTGTAGTTTTGAAAGTTTAGCCTTTCTTTTTAAAGAAGTTTCTGTTTCTGCTTCTTCAACAACTTCTTCAGCTTTCTCTTGCAATACTTCAACTGCAATTTCTGCTGCTTGTATAGCTAATTCAGGAGTAACTTCATCAGGAGTTGCATCATCAATAGCTGCTGCTATTTCTTTAACTGCTTCTTCAACATTTGCAATTACTTCTTCAACAACTTCTATAGTAGCTTCTTGGTCTGCTAATTCTTCAACTTTTTCTTCTGTTTCTTTTTCTTCACCTTTCAAATCTGCAACAGCATCTTCTAAGTTTTGAATTCTTTTTTCCATACCTTCCCAATCTCCAACCTCTGCTAATTCTTCAACAGGAGCTTCCTCAACAACTTCTTCAGTTACAATTTCAGCTACGATACCTTCTTCAGTAACTATAAAAGTAATTCCATCAGCTGTATAAGTTCCTATAGGAAGTAAAATAGTCGTTCCATCTTCAGTAAGAATTGAAACGTCAGAACCAACAACCAACTCTTCTGCTGATGAAACAAAAATAGTTCCATCGTCTGCTTTTGCTTGCCATTCTAACTTGATGTTTTTATCAAGCCCTAGTGCTACTAATATTTGTTCTTTTAAATCCATTTTTTGTTTTTTTAGGTTCTATATATAATAGAAAGATTAGTTAGTTGTTTGATTTTGTGATTAATTACCGTATTTGCTTTTTATGTAGCCACATATTTTTTCTGCTTCTTCTTTACTATGAGTCTTTGTTTGTTCTATTATACATTCATCCCAAGGGTAATCTTCTAAGTTTTGAGTTTTAGATAATTCCTTAGCTATTTTTTCTAGGTTTGGATTAAGCATTTCATTAAGAGCTGATAGTATATCTTCACTAGTTGGTTTTGCTTTTTGCATTTCTGCGAACTTATTTGTGAAGTAGCCTTCAATTGATAATCCTTTCAATTCTCCGTCTTTTATCTTAGACCAAATTTCATCATTTGAAATCTTTAGCTTGACCATCCAAGTTCCAACAGGAAGTGAAAAACCGTAAAGTGTAGATTTATCTAATTTAGTATCTTCAATTATCCAAGACTCTACAGTTAAAACTCCCGACACTCTATCTTGGTGTTGGTATGTAGCTTTGTGATGGTTATTATGTTCTAAGTACAATTGACTTGCTCTTTCTATAGTTGCTTTTGAAAAATAAACATAATAGTCACTTGAAGTCTGCGGATCGTGTCTAAAGATTTGTTTGTTCGGTATAAGTGCAGGACTGATTAACATTCTCTTTTCTTCATCAACCTTTGCAAAAGTGAAGTTGTTTTTCTCTTTTCCAAAAAAAACGAACTCAGATTCTATCGCGGGGCTAGTCACTAACGATATAGCGTCAATTGCCAACTCCTCTGAATTTTCATCTATAAGTAATTCTACAATTTTAGTTTCTTTCATAATATATAATAGATTTTAAGTATGTTTGTTTTATATTGTAGCCCTTCTTCTGATGTTTGCTAATTGATTTTGACTGTTAGACATTTCATCTGTGACTACGAAAGCTTTAAAAGCCTCAGGCTCTACTCCTCCTCCTAACTCAAAAGCACCTGACATCATTTGAGGTGCGGGCGCCCCTTCACCTACACTTCCTCTTGGTGATGCTCCTCCACCTCCACCCCCTGCCCCAACATCTGTTTGCATAATAGAATTTATATTAGCTAAACCTGCTGCCAAAGCTATTCCTGCCGATAAAGGTCCTAATACTAGTCCTGCGGGTGCAGGAACACTCATCCCTTGATTGTATGCTGCTATAACACTTGAAAACATATCTATAGTAGCTAAACCTATTTTAAGTTTCTTTTGTTTTTCTGCTAACGCTGCTCTCTTGCCATCATATTTCGCTTCAATACCTTCAAGACTTTTACCATTAGCTTCAGCTAACTTTACTTCTTTATTATAGCTTGATTCAATTTCGTTTGATTCCGCTTCTAACATACTAGAAGCAAAGGCTTTAATATTATTAGTCATTTCTGCATATACTGCCGCTTTTTTTGCAGCTGTGTCTTTCGCTAAAGCTATTTCTTTTTCTGATTGACTTAATTGTTCTTCATTCCATTGGTCATTAAGAAGTATTTTACTATCAAATAAAGTACTTTCTGTTGCTAGGTTTGCAGCCGTTACGTCCATTAAAGCATTTTTTTCTACTTGTAGTGCTATCCAATTTTCTTCAGACTGATTTAAGTTGTATGCGTCTTGTGCTGCCTGTACTCTTATTTCTCCTGCTTTTATGTTTGCTGCATTATTTTCTTCTGTTATTCTAGTTAGTTCCGCTAAAGCTTTTTGTCTATCATCAAATGAAAGTAATTCATTATCTATAATTTGTTGTTTAACTAAAGCAGCTTTTGCAAACTTCTTATTCATTTCATCTTGAATAACCCCTGACCTATCTGCTGCCTTTGCTGTTTCGGTTATTGCTTCTGCTTGTTTCCAAGTTGCCGTTGTGTATTTCTTTATAGCTTCTGTTCCTTCAGTTATTGTAGTAGCTACTTTATCAAAAGTATCATCTACCCCTGTAAGCGTATCTACAAATTCTTTTCCTGCTTCTTTAGCATCCTCCATTGCACCCGGAAAATCTCCTGCAAATACTTTTACGACTGCACTAACTAAAAAACCAAGAGATTCTAAAGCACTTTGAAACCTTTCTATTATATTTTCTCTTACAGCTGTTCCAAAATCTTTAATACTCTGAATAGGATCGTCAAATATACTCGTGAAGTACCCTGTAATTACACCTATATTTTCTCCTAGATAATTAAATAAGTCTTTGAATGCTATAGTTAAAGATGTTGTAGCTGTACTAAATACATCTATTACCGCTTGATTTTTGAATATAGTTTCTTTTAAAAGCATAAACGCTTTTTCAAGTAAGAATATTATACCTGAAGCTTTAGCAATTGACTTTAAAGATATGCCAATTCCTGCTACACCTTTCTTGGCTTCTTTTGCTCCCTTACTCACATCTTTCAAATCCTTTGTGACCTTTCCTAAATCCGACTTAACCTCTAATTCTAACACTTCCTTTGCCATAGTTTTATTTTTATAAAGTTACCCCTGCTTTTATTTGTGTTATTCTAATATTTGAAACCCATTCAATCGTTACATCTGTCGCTCCCCTAACGTCCATAATGAAATCTGTTCCTGAAACTGAAGCTGTTGGTCGCCAATTTGATGTCGTTCCTGAACTCTTGATTGTATCTCTTTCTCTTTGAATACTTAATGTTCCTGATTTATTTATAACAACACCCCTTTCAACCCAACTAGAAAAGTCGCCTGCATTTCCTGTTCCTGTTCCTCCAACTCTTACTGCTAGTACATCAGCGTGAAAGTACATTGCTGTGTTATCAGGAACGGTCAAATAACTATCAGGTGTATTGTTTAAGTAACTATCTGTTGTTGTTCCTGCTGTTGTCTGTGTTCCATACATTAAGTGAATGGATTGTCTTTGCCCTAAAGCGTCTGCACCTGCGTTACCACCTAATACTGTAGAATTGTCTGCTGTAGCCTCTCCTAGTGTGCCTGATAAGCTTGCATTGTTTACTCCGTTTGCTATTTCGTTATTGTTTCCTACTACTATGTTATTTCTTGATAAACCTTTTACTGTGTTGTTCTCACCTATTATATAAGTATTATTTGTTCCTGTTTCAGTCGTGTTTCCTGCTCCCTGTAATTTATTACTTATATTGCTAAAGCTTCTGTTTATATTTGTGTTAAATCTAAATGTTGAGCAAGTTCCTGTTTGTTTATTGTAAGTATATCCGTACGCTTCGCATTGTAATTGATTAGGTATTATTTCGTTTGTTCCATCAGTAAAAGTTACAATCCCTAAAGTTGAAGTTGCTAAAGGTTTTACAGTAAATCCTGTTAAAAATGGTATTGTAGTTATTTTAGACATTATGGTATAAGTATAAATTCAACTGTTGCTAAGTCGTTAGGTTTGTAGTCTATTTTGTTTACTCTAAATACTCTGTTCTTTAGATATACGGTATCATTAAACTTGAACGTATTAATATCAGAAGGACTAAGGTTTACTTTGATTGTCATAATCCTAGTATCAGGATTGTAAAGCTCTGAGTAATAAGGCAACCAATATAGGTTGAATAGATTGTCGTTTACAGTCGAACCTACAGGCTGAATTAACTGACATTCTCCAAAGTGAAAATCACGAGAACCCGGTACTAATGGTGTTGCTTGAACAGTAGGTATATCTGTCAAATGACTAAATTGTAAAAATTCAGTTTCATTTCCAATAGCTGTTGAACCATTAGGTAAAGGTGCGTTGTATTTGTAACCTGCTATTGTTTTTACTCCATTGTTATACATAATTCTAGGGCTATTTTCAAAACCTTCAGAAGTTCCATCATCAGCATTATAAGCATAAAGAGCAGGAGTTATAAAGTCAGGAAAATCATCATCTAAAGGCTTTACTACTGTAGCTGCAAAAGGTTCGGCAATTATTTCATCTTCTCCTGCTAATATTGTAAACTCAAAAGCGTCATACTTTTTACTTCCATATAAGTGATTTGCAGCTCTTTTATAAACATTAAAAGCGTAATCGTCCTCATCTTCAACAAACTTAAATATAGTTTTTTTGTTTAAATCAGTTAAAGGTGTTAACTTCATTTGTGAAATATCTATTTTATCAGTCCAATTTAACGGTTCATTTGTATTATTTATAAATACGTCTGAATAAGGTTCAATCTTTATATTATTAGGATTGTCTTCATCAGGTAAAGTTACTAAGTTAAACATCGTAATTAATCCTTTTAAAAAATCCCATTGCCCTGTTTCACCCCTTAATGAATTTAACATACTAATAAAATTAGAAACAGTTAACGACCAAATTAATCCTGTATCTTTTTGTTGTATTACTCCTGCTGTACTTGCTTTAAATTGAGGTTGTACAGTTTCTCCAACTGCTAATGGTGGTATTTGTATTGTACCTGTAAATGTATAAGTTTGGTTGGGAATAAGTGTTATAGAACCTGTGTAATCAAAAGGAACACCTGCTGCCAACCATTGTAATTCTACTGTTCTATTAACTGTGTCTGTATTCTTTACTTCAAAAGTATAAGTTATTCCGTATGCAGCATTCAATACTGTATTTGTAAGTATATGAGTTGTGAAATTATAATCAGGTGGAGCAGAAGGAAAAATAGAAGAAGGGATGTCATCTATTTCCAATGGAGTAAATGATGTTCCTGCAAACACTCCGGTAGGGGTATTTATAGCATTTGCAAATATTCCTAACGGATTTGAAGAGATAGGAATATCATCAGCACCCCAATTAAAGTCCATATACAACTTTTTAAAATCTTCTGTATCAAAGAAATCACTCTCATAAGTAAAAGGTACGTCTTGAAATATTCTATCTATTAAATACTTTATATTTATAAAAGGTCTAAAAATATCTGTTATACTAGAATAATTTATATTAGTTCCTGATAATGTAAATTGATGGTTCCAATCTACAAAAGGGTATTTTAAAGTTGTGTAGGCATCTCTAAAACCTGATGTATTAGCGTAAGTGTAAGATATACCTGTTCCTGCATTGTTCCAACTATTCTTTATTTGCGTGTCATTGTATTGGTGGTCTAATTCTAAAAAGTCTATATCTGAAAACGTCTTATCCTTTAAAGTGTCTGCAAGGGCTACTACTTCAGAGTAAAGGTTTACATTATAACTTATCTCTCCTAGCTTATCCGTTACATCTAACATTCTTAAATATCCTTCAAATAGAATAAATCCATCTTGCTTTAAAACACATTTAGTTCTTTTGTAGGGGTTGAATATTATCCTATCATAAGCCCTTGTTATCTCAAATATAGCATTAAAGATTTGATTGTTTCTTTTTGTTGAAGGAAGGTTGAACGCCTTTGAATATGACTGCACCTTTTCAGCTACATTTTTAAAGTCATCAACACTTAAAGTTAATGGTAAATCTTCATCTTCATAGAGGTCGCAAATAACTTGTCCATCTTCTAGTAATTGAACAGCTCCTGAAGGTACAGCTCCGACAACAGGTTGAACTGATATATCTCCAATTGATATTGAATCAACAACATTATTAAAGTAACTAATTATTACAGTATCAGTAGTAGATTGTGCTGTAAAAGTTTCTGTTATTTGTGAGCTAGAAGCTGATGTTAAACTTCCAACGTATACAAGAGTTCCATTTGCTAATTTTGTAAAGATTTGACCTGTTCCTGTTGTAACTAGATTAATCGTTATAGTATATTGCTGACCAATTACTAAATTTGAAAGTTTTTGATAAACACCTGAAAAAGTTAAAGTTGTTACTGAATCTAAGATTAAATTTCCTGCCGAGCTTAAAGGGTAAGCGGGTGTTCCTGATGCATCAGTTCTAAATCTATACCAAGAATTTATAATAATTGGTGGTGCTGAAGTCAAAACATCTAAAACCACATCTCCTGTTGTACTACTTGTATAAGTTGGAGTAGTATCTAATCCGTTAAAGTTGAAACCATTTACAATAAACTCTGTTGATGATGAAGATATTTCATTATAAGATCCATTATAATTTTGAGGATATACTATTAATTGAACACTCATTATATTGACTGTGTTCTAAGCGTTTTACTTTTTTCAACTTCAAAAGTGTACTGCATAACCTTATCGTTAGCTATAGTTTTTTTAGTGTAACTTGAAGTTGTAAGTCTTACAGGTGTTACATATTGATTCATAGCTGATATATTTAACAAAGAAATATTTAAGTCACTTTGAAATCCATCTAAGATATATACTTCAGGACTATTTATAAAGTCCTCAAACCACTCTGATTCTGATTCACTAACAAAGTCTGTATTCATAGTTATCTTTTCTGTAGCGTTTACTCTAAAGGATTTCTTCCCACCTTTAAAGCTATCCACCCTATAAGCTGCTTCATTCCAAGTTCCTGCTAGTTGTTGGTATGTACTTCCTTTAGTTGAAATTGACTTTGTAGATTTCATATTGAAAGTGTAATAATCCCAAGTTCCCCATTGATTAAGCCAAGTAAGTCTAATAGGTTCAAAACCTTTTTTATTTGCACAATTAACATTGAATGTATATTTAGTTCCGAAATTTTGATTAGCACCATTTAAAGGCTCAACTGTATAATAACCTCCTTCTATAAAGTCTAATACAGCAGGACTATTGAATACTGTACTCCAATTTCTTAAATTAGCAGGAAAGCAACCGAAATAAAACAACCTTAAACTTGCTTCTGATGATGTAGTTATATTTGACCCTGAAGTGAATGACACAGATTCCGTTCCTATTTGACTCCCTGTAGAATCATAATATACAAACCTAATTTTTGAAGGTCTACTATATACCCCTAAAAAGGCAATAGTTCCATAGTCCTCAACATTTGCATATTGAGTAGTCGGTGCATTAGAAAGAAATTCACCTGCATTTTGGTCTAAGGTAAACTTTTGAGGAATAGGGTATCCAAAATTATTTCCTGTATTTTGACTGTATGGAGTATTCGCTATATCTAATATGTCAGTGTATTTCAAATAGCCGTTAAATATATTATATAAATCAGAAGTATCTGATGTACTATCAATAACTAAATTACCTGAAGTAGGGTCTATATATTCTGTTGTAAAGACGATAGCTAAGTAACGCATTGAATTTAGATTACCTGAATACTTATCAATTAAATGTATAGGTACATTGCTTTCATCAGTATTTACTACTCCTTTATAAAAACTGTCTTTTCTCGCTAAGTTATCTGCCTTAACAAAGCTTTCAATAACAGGTCTGAAGTCAAACATTCCAACCCCTGCATTATTAGGTGTTGTTTTAAATGTACCTACTATATGTGTTGAATTTGATATGTTAGGAGGATTACCTGAACTTATATGTACTTCTGCACTAATCTTAACTCCTGTAAAATTAGATATTATATTAGAATTACTTACTGCAAAAATCACATCTTGTCCTACAGGAAGTGTATCGTATAAAGGGTGTTGTTCTATTAGTGTTGCCATTTATTTTACTTGTATTATTTGTTCAGTTCTTAATGCACTTATTATGTCTTCTTTTACCGCTCCTAAAAATTCTTCAGGAAATCTATCTAAGCCAAGTCCTAGTGGTCTTTGGAAAAAGCTCAGACTTTTAATACCATCTCTTTTTATTGATGCACTTATAAAGTATGCTAGTCCTGATATATATTGTCCTGTATTTTTAGACCTTCCTCTTCCTGTTCCTTTAGGTTTTATTCCTCTTCTTTTAATCCATTTTGAAATAATATCTATAGGCGGTCCGTGATTTGTATATCCTTTGCCGGGACTTTTTTTTATATTTCCTTCAAAATCTGTATAGCTTTGTTTTTTCTTATTTCCTGAAACTCCTTTGTCTATAAATGTTCCATATTCTAGCATGAAAAATTCTACTTTAAAACTTTTGCCATCAGGTACTACTTTAAATTTAATAGAATTATACAAATCATTATTAACATTTTTATTGTTTTTAGTTAAATTAGACCTTGATTGTTGCACTACATATTTACCGAAACTATCTAAATAATTTTCTATGTTAGTTGTTTCCACTATTCTAAACCTACAAAGATTTCAACTCTTGCTGTAACTGCTGTTGTTGGTTTAACTTGTAAAGAATTTAAGTCTTGCATAGTTCCAAATGAAGGTGAAGTATCTTCTTCAGCTAAAGCTAAGTCTGCACCCTGACAAAGAATATGAGATTGTCCTGACGTTAGTATCACTTGATAATTTGAAGCAGTTGTAACTACTGCTAGTTCAATGTCTACTGCTGTTTCTAAGTTCGTTACTCTAACGTATTTAGTTTTTGCTACATTAATTGCTCCTGCTGAAGTTGAAGGTAACGTATCAAATACTGCTACTGTAGTTGCTACACTAGCCGTACAAGTTACGATCCTTTCAAAGACATCATTAATTCCTGTAGTTGTTACTGAATTTACAGACCCCCTAAGACTTCCGTTTAGAGTGACTGTTTCACTGATTGTTGTTACTAAGTTTGACATAATTTTATTTTATAATTGTATTGTTATTTTAAATTTTTTCCATCCTATTTCTATTGAGAACCAACCTAACTTCCATTTCATTAATAACCTGCACCCCTTAAACTAACAGGAATATCACAAGTCTGAAAGTCGTTCTGAACTAAGACTCCTATAGTAAACACCCAACCCGTACAAAGATTATCAAACCTCTCTTGGAAAGGTTCAATAGTGAATTGGTCTTGTGTAAAATATAAAGGTTGGTTAATATCATTCACTCCTTCTAAAGATTGTCTTGAACTATGTCTAAGCATTCCTATAAAGTCAGTACATACTTGAAGTGTTTCATTCAGTACATCTTGTTCGTTACTTAGTGTCTTGACTAACTTTGTAAAAGTGTTTATACTTTCATCTAATATTTCATCTCTGTTTGTAGTCCAATTATCTTTTTCAGTTACCATATCCATAATGAAGATTTGGAACGAGTAGGTAAGTTGACTATCTCCTGTAGAAACATTTGTAGGGTTTATATGAAGTAAAGGGAACTTAGTATTCTTATCTCCTAAATCTACTTGCCAAATATCCCCAACTGAAGTCGTCATAATTTGCTCGTGATTTTCCCCTAGTCTTAAAAGTGTATTAAGTACGTTGTTATATGTTTTGTTTTTAACCATTTCTTTTTACTTTATTTTGTGAGTTCAAATCTGTTTCATAACTTAACCAAGTCAAACACTCTAAAAGACTTAGCTTTGTAATTGTTTCTAAATTACTAATATTTTCTCCGCATAATCTGTGCATCACACCGAACCATCCCCATTTGCTTGAAAAATCTTC